AACTATGCAGGATTATTAAAGTATTGTATTAAACATAATCATTGGTCTGTTTTCGAACAATCTACAATGACTCTTGAAATAGAAACAACCCGTGCAATCGCAGCACAGATATTAAGACATCGTAGTTTTACATTCCAAGAGTTTTCTCAACGATATGCTGATAGTAACTTACTAGGAAGCATAGAACTACCTAAACTTCGTAAACAGGATAGTAAAAATCGTCAAAATTCTACGGATGATTTAGATCCTAAAGTAATACAGTCATTAAATATGCAGATGGGAACTCTTTTTGGTTCATCTCTTGCACTGTATAATCAAATGTTAGAGTTGGGTGTTGCAAAAGAATGTGCTAGAATGGTTTTACCATTATGTACACCAACTCGTATATACATGACAGGTTCGTGTCGATCTTGGATACATTATATTAATTTAAGATCTGCACATGGAACTCAAAAGGAACATATGGATATTGCAGAGGCATGTCGTGAGGTATTTACCGAACAATTCCCTGCTGTATCTGAAGCCCTTGAGTGGGTCTAAATAATTTTACATTACTTTATAATTATGGCTACATACCCTGTTGTTAACAATAAAACTGGTGACCGAAAAGAGGTCGTAATGAGTGTGATGGACTGGGATAAATGGAAAGAAGACAATCCAGATTGGACTCGTGATTACTCTGATCCCTCTACTGTGCCTGGTTTAGGAATTGAAAGTGTTGGAGAATGGCAAGATAAATTAAATAAGAAGCATCCTAGTTGGAATCAAATTATTAAAAAGTCTGAAAGATCTGGTGGTGTTTCTGGAAGATTGGCACGTAAAGGATCTTACGAATCTTCTACCGAATCCTCACATGAAACACATGATTTAGATTAAAATGGCAAGAAAAAAAAGAGGGTCAAGTTCTGATCAACCGATTGGTGTTGGTTTGACTGCTAAACAAATGAAGAGGAAAAAACCTCTGAATAATGGATATCTTGTTGACATTGAACCATTATCAGATAATCAGAAAAGATTATTTGATTCCTATGAAGCACAAAAAAATATTGTGGCTTATGGGTGTGCAGGTACAGGTAAAACTTTTGTCACTTTATATAAGGCACTTTCCGATGTTTTAGACGAGAGCACACCTTATGAGAAAATATATCTGGTTAGATCTTTAGTCTCTACAAGGGAGATTGGATTTCTGCCTGGTGATCACGAGGATAAAGCAGATATCTATCAAATACCATATAAAAATATGGTGAAGTACATGTTTCAGATGCCATCTGATGCAGATTTTGAGATGCTCTATGGTAATCTGAAAGCGCAGGAGACAATCAAGTTTTGGAGCACATCCTTTATTCGTGGAACTACATTAGACAATTCTATTATTATTGTTGATGAGTTTCAAAATTTAAACTTTCATGAACTCGATAGTATCATCACTCGTGTGGGAGAAAATACAAAAATATGTTTCTGTGGTGATGCGAGTCAGACTGACTTAGTAAAAACAAATGATAAGAATGGTATCGTTAACTTCATGAACATCTTGCGTAAAATGCCATCATTTGATATAATAGAGTTTGATATTAATGACATCGTTCGTTCAGGACTTGTCAAAGAATATCTTTTATCGAAACTAGAGATAAATTTTGATGTTTAACCATATAGACTTAGATCTTAAACCAATAGAGAGAGAAACAATTGATGGTGTGAGGTATTATAAAATACCTGATGAAGAGGAGTTACTTAAATTAGTATCCATCACATCTATCACCAGTCATTTTAACAAACAAATTTTTCTTGATTGGAGAAAAAGAGTTGGTAACGAAGAGGCAGACCGCATAACCAAAGCTGCCACGACTCGTGGAACAGATATGCACACACTCACTGAGCATTACCTAAAGAATGAAAAGTTGCCGAAGGTTCCTCCAATATCTGATTTTTTATTTAAGATATCAAAGGAACAACTGAGTCGTATTGATCAGATTCATACTCTAGAAGGTGCCCTATATAGTAAACAACTAGGAATTGCTGGCACTGTTGATTGTATTGCGGAACACGATGGTGAGTTGGCAATCATAGATTTTAAAACATCTAAAAAACCTAAACCACGGGAATGGATTGAACATTATTTCGTTCAGGCTATGGGGTATGGTTGTATGCTATATGAAATGAAAAATATAGCAGTAAAAAAATTAGTCATTATTATGGCATGTGAAAATGGAGAATGCGTTGTTTATGAAGAAACTGACAAGGCCAAGTATATTCGACTTCTTGGTAGATACATCGACAAATTTGTTACAGACAAACTGGAGTTTTATGGAACCAAATAAAGAACTCGAAAAGGCAATGGAGAGTAAGTTTCTAACTCCTACGAAGTTTTCGATGGAGATAGAAAAAATAGTTGCCGAAGAAAAAATTAATTACATAGATGCAATATGTCAATATTGTGAGGTAAATGACATAGAGATACAATCTGTGACGAAACTTGTTACAAAACCTCTTAAAGAAAGGTTGAAATATGATGCGATTCAGTTAAACTTTATGAAGAAGACATCACGAGCTAAACTACCTTTATAATGAAAACAAAAGACTTAATGCATTATCGACTACAGGCAATATTGCGTGAGCATACATTTCCTGATTTAGAATACTTGGGAATTAAACCTGATAGTATTGGAGTTGATCAACATTGGTATCGAATTGGAAAGGCAGAAGTCCCAGTTGATGCAATTACAGAATTAGAATGTGAAGAGGATGATGATGAAAGTGACACCATTTGAAACCTACCAGACATATCTTTCTATGAAAAGTCATTTCACAAATAAGAGATATGACTTTTTTAAGTATGGAGGTAAATCGAAAGCCACAATGGCATCTTTTAATAAGAGAAAGGATAAGTATTGGTTTGAAAAAACATCAAGGAAGTATTCTGATCAGGAGATCACTGATTTCTTACTGGCAAACTTCGTCACAACAAACACTCCACAGAACTTGTGGATTGGGGAAATCATAAACTCTGGAGAGAGAACATATGCAGATTGGATGAAAAGGCAACAGAGTTTGTCGTATATGTTTAAGGAGCAGTCAAAGAAATTATTATCGGAAAAAGAATTAGAAGAAGTATTTAATTGTTCGAAAGGTCATCCACCAATACTTAAAAAATATCTGGGTGGAGAGATCAGTTTAGAAACCTTTGTGATTTTTGAAAAAATATTTTCTTTTGGAAAAAAATTTAATCGTAAACTCAAAGATCCAGTGTGGGAAACCGTCAGTATGAAAATGAAAAAATATATACCCTTCCTAAATATTAATGTATTTCACTATAAAAAAATTTTAAGAGAGATTGTAAATGAGTAATTTTTTCGATTCAGAAATCATTCAAGAAGAACTTGAGGAGATTAATGATCTTCAAAAAGCTTTATATGGTAATGTAATGCAATTTCCCACTATGGATCATGATGAAAAGGTGGAACACATTGATCTATTGACAGAATTATTAGAAAAACAAAAGGTTATGTATACTCGTTTGTCACTTTCTGATGATCCTGATGCAATTAAAATGAAAGAACACTTACAAAAATCTATTCCTTTAATGGGATTCCCCAAAGGAACTGATATGAACTTGCTCTTTGATGGTATGAGAAAGACAATTTCTAAACTCAAAGAGACTATTGACAAACCATAAACAATCTATTATAATCTAAACATCCAACGAAATCTAATTTAATCCGAGGTATCCAAATGTCATTTGCTAATCTTAAAAAGCAATCAAAACTAGGTTCTTTAACTGCAAAGTTAGTTAAGGAAGTCGAAAAACTAAACACTAACGGAGCATCAGGTGATGACCGTTTGTGGAAACTGGAAGTCGATAAGTCAGGTAACGGATATGCCGTTATTCGATTCTTGCCAGCACCAGACGGAGAAGACTTACCGTTTGTAAAACTGTACAGTCACGCATTCCAAGGTCCTGGTGGTTGGTATATTGAAAACTCTCTCACTACACTTGGTCAGAAAGATCCCGTATCAGAGTATAATTCTCAGTTATGGAACAATGGAACAGATGCAGGTAAGGATGCTGCTCGCAAACAGAAACGCAAACTTACATATATCAGTAACATCTATGTTGTAAAAGATCCTGCTAATCCTGAGAACGAAGGAAAAGTATTCTTATATAAGTATGGAAAGAAAATCTTTGACAAACTCACAGCAGCAATGCAACCTGAGTTCGAAGATGAGGAAGCGATTGATCCATTTGATTTCTGGCAGGGTGCCAATTTTAAACTCAAGGCAAAGAACGTAGCAGGATACAGAAACTATGATAGTTCTGAGTTCACTGCTGTTACTCCTTTACTTGATGATGATGATGCACTCGAATCTGTGTGGAAAAAAGAAAACTCCCTCAAAGAGTTTGTCGATACAGATCAGTTCAAGTCATATGATGACTTGAAAAAACGTCTGGAGTATGTGCTTGGTAGTAAGAGACCATCTAGTTCATTTGAAGAAGAGGATACAGACCGTGGAGCTGCTGAAGAGTTAGTAACCACTGCCGTATCTACTACACCGTCATCCGTAAACGAGGATGATGATGATGCATTATCTTATTTTCAGAAACTTGCAGAAGAATAATTAATTAGTTATTCTAGTATTTTCTGTTTTTATCAACTTATCGTTCACAAATTGAGATGATCTCTTATAGGTCATCTCATTTCTTATGTCATTTAAAAATTGTTGTAAATATTCTAGACGTAAAACATCTATCGTTCTTTTCTTTTCATTAATATCTGCCTCATATTCATAATATGTAATACCTCTTACAGGATTGATTGTTGTTGTTGCTTCATTTGCGATATCGGGTTTCCTTATTTTAAAATCTTCATCAACAACTTTTCCTTTTGGTAAAACAACTATGCCACGATTATTTTTTATCTCAGTGGTTTCATAGTGTCTGACGTTATTAATTTCGGTTAATCCATATTTTGATACAGTAAAATCATATAATTCCTTGCTTGACAAAGGCCATTCATCACGAACATTAATAATGTTTGCAGTGATAAGCACCACCCAATCTAAATTTGATTTACCGTAAAGGTCTAATGCAACTGTATCTGGTCTATCCCCATCGTCAATTTCATATTTATTAAAAACACTAAAAACATTTTTTAGATCATCACGTATTTTCATACGACGAAAAATATTCTTTGCAGTTATGTAGGACGCACTCGAAATGCGATTTGAATACGGTGATTGGTATTGTAGATTTGGTAGTTCTCTGAAGTATCCCATTAGAATCCTGTTCCTCCATCTGGATTGTCAACTCCGTCATAATCTTCAGAGTATATTGGATTTAATTCTTGAAATGTAAGATTCATTTTAAGTTGCACTGGAGAAGTATTATCATATGTTGCATATGTTCCTGCACCAGTATAATTGACTGCCATATTTAACATAGCCATCGGTTTAAATTTATGTAGAAATTGATGATCTTTATTTCCTGTTTTGTAGGTTAATTGAAATACATCAGGTGATGATATGAATAAACCAGAACCTCCACCATTGTCTTGGGTTGTTCTTTTAGCATTCATATGAACTTTAAACGCACGAATTATTTTTTTAATTTCGATACTCTCTTTTTCATCTCTGGGTGCAAAATCAAAGTCAAAACTAAAACTTCTTAACTGAACACCACCAAATAATAATTCCATATTTGGATTTAAGATTGAACCAGTAGTTCTTGCTAGAATTGATCCACTAGTTGTGTTACCACCGAGAGCATTTACCGCCATTGATGCAAATTGTGCATTTATAGCTTGTTTAGTTATATCATCTTTTAAAAATGTTGATGCGGCTTCTTTACTTTGCTCTGTTAATTCTGTACCTGCTTCCTTCATAGAGTCTGCACTCATAATTGCTCCCGCTATGCCAAGTCCTTTTGCAGCAAGTCCGTTCAAACTATTCTCACCCCAAGTGACTCCATTAGAATCTGTTATAGTTTGTGGCACAGGAAGAATAATTGTTCCCAATATATCTTCTTTATTTTTACCAAGTGTATCAGAACTAGCCTTCAAACTGAATGATTTGCCCTCACCCGAAGATTCAAATCCTGGTGCTCTATATTCAAGTACCTTAATTTCAAGAAAGTCACTATGTTTATCCAATACTGCCATCGGATATCTGAAATTACCAAATTTTCTTTTTTTACCCTTTGCCATTATTGTTTTTTAGTTATTTAGCGTGATATTTCCAAAAGGTAGTTCCCTTACGTCTGATAGTTCGTCAGGATTCACTTCGTATAACTGTCCAACCAGTTCATTAGTGGTATAATTACGGTATTGACCGATGTGTAGATTGACACCACGAAATCCCCAGTCGAATACGTCGGTGACTGCCACTAATGGATTAGAATCATATTGTATGTTAGGAGTTTTAGCATTATATACGAACACATAATATTTTCCAACAGTTGGAGATGATGTCACCGTGCTATTTAAGCTGTCCATTAACTCAATCATTATATCATCAGCATCCTCTGTCCCTAGTAAATTATCTACTACAGACCTTACCCTATTTTCTTTATCATCGGTTGGATAACTATTCATTTCTTGATACCTAGTTCATCTTCTGTTAATACTTTGAACTCCCACATCCGATCCTTACAAAATTCTTTTGCTGCTTCCCATTTTGCCTGATTTTTTGCATATTCGTATACTTCATAGATATATCCTTTCGTTTTTCTTTTCTTGACCTTTGGTTCTATCGTTTGTTTTTTTGGTTTGATCTCAATGATGTATCTTTTGATTTTACCATTCGATTCTTTCACCTTGATATAAAAGTCGGGATAGTATCGATGTATTTTATTATCAATTGGAGATCGATAGGGTAACATGATCTCTTCACTACCCCACTCAAGTATTTTAGTATGATTATCACAATAGACCATGAACTTTCTCTCCCAGAGTGACCGATAAACTATGTTTGATGGGTTACCCTTGTATTTTTTGGGGTTGGATGGTCTATATCTTCCCTTATATGACATCTAAATAGATATAAGATAAAATATAAAGTATTTAGATGGTTCGTCCTAGAAAAATAGCTGATATAAAACCGATACTGACAAATGTAGCACAAACATCTCATTATCAGGTGTTTTTTGATGGTTTATCACCAGACCTCTTTAAATTTCTTGGAACAAAGGGAGTCAACAGGAGATTTATAACAGAGAACGCAGGTTTATTGTGTAGTCAGGCATCTATACCTGGTAGTTCTTTAGCTACAACAGATATATTTGGAAATTTCATAGGAGTTCAAGAAAAATTTGCTCACACAAGAATATTCACTGAATTGTCGTTAGAATTCTACGTTGATAAAGATTACAAGATGATTAAATTTTTTGAACATTGGATAGATTATATTGCAAGTGGATCAGAAAAAAATGCACCGATTGATAAGAGAGATTTAGGATATTTCTATCGTATGAGATATCCAAGAGGAAATTCTGGTTATAAATGTGATAAGACGAAAATTGTTAAGTTCAACATTGACTATCGATCAGAGATCGAGTATACTTTCTTTGGATTGTTTCCGATAAATATGTCATCCACATCAGTCCAATACGGAAGCTCTGATATTCTTCGATTAAATGTTACATTTAGTTATGAGAGATATATTGCAGGTAAAGAAACTAGTTTATCATTTAATAGAAATAGAAGTGAAAATCTTAAGCAAGGAGTCGTCACAGGTAGAACTCTTACTGAAGATGGTCAAACAATAGAATTCTTTTAGTGTACGAAAATGAACTTTTAATTCCAAAAATCGGGGAAAAAAAATCCCGCAAAATTTTTGATCTGAGAGGATTTTAAAAACCACTATAAATAAAAATACTGAAGTGTTATAAACATTATGCCATTACCAAAAATTGCCACCCCTACTTATGAATTGGTTTTACCGTCAAGTGATCGAAAAATAAAATATCGACCATTTTTAGTAAAAGAGGAGAAAATTTTAATAATTGCGATGGAATCTGAAGATATGAAACAGATTACAACTGCAATTAAAACTGTTATCAACAATTGTATTTTGTCAAGGGGAATCAAAGTTGAAAAATTATCTACTTTTGATATTGAATATCTTTTTCTTAATATAAGGGGAAAATCTGTCGGTGAAAATGTTGAAGTTCTTATCACTTGTCCTGATGATGAAAAAACGCAAGTGCCTGTAATTATTCCATTAGATGAAATACAAATCAAAAGAGATCCTAAACATAATAAGGATATCAAATTAGATGATAATTTGACAATGAGAATGAAATATCCATCTATGAATGAATTTGTCAAAACCAATTTCAACTTGGATGATGATATATCAGTTGAACAATCATTTGATTTAATAATTTCATGTATTGATCAGATATATAATGAGGAAGAATCATGGAATACATCAGATTGTACAAAAAAAGAAATGACAGAATTTCTTGACCAATTAAATTCTAAACAATTTAAGGATGTAGAACAATTTTTTGATACCATGCCTAAATTATCTCACACGATCAAGGTTACGAATCCAAAAACTAAAGTTGAAAATGAAATAGTTCTTGAAGGGTTATCATCTTTTTTCGAGTAGGTATGGCTCATACCAATTTGGAGTCATACTTTAAAATTAACTTTGCCTTGATGCAACATCATAAATACTCATTAACTGAGATTGAAAATATGATTCCTTGGGAGAAAGATGTATATGTCGCTCTTCTGGAACAATATATAGAGGAAGAAAATCTAAAGCAAAAACAACAACGTGGCTAAGTCAAGTATCTCAAAAGACTCATTTTTTAACGTTTCTGGTAATCCAAATTTGGATGCTGCGGATACTGGTGTTGATCCATCCACAGGTAGAATTTTAACAAAAAAAGAAAGAATATCAATATTTAAAAATAGAAAAATAAATGCAAATAAGGTATTTGGTAAGACTAACTCTAAACTATCAAAGGTGGGTAAAATAACAAAACCACTTGCACAATTCGGTGCGATAGTTAAAAGTGATAGTGCAGATAAGGGATCTTCAGGTGGTGCTCAACCTCAAAATAAGTTAATTGAAACTCTTTCGAAACAGATATCAAATAATTCAAGAAAAATAACCATATTAAAGAACATTGTAAAATCAAATATTGAAAAAGTATCAAAAATATTAAAAGGTGATGCCGAGAAGGAAAAAAAGGAACAAAGAGAAGATCAAAGACAAACACAACTAGAAGATGAAAAGGATAAAAAGAAGAAAAAAGAGGGTCTTTTAGAGGGTGTAGGAAAGTCTGTTGGTAAGAGTTTACTTAAACCTGTTGAAGCTGTGGGAAAAACTGTTAAAGGTATTATGGGAAGATTGGTTGATGCATTTTCAGCTCTTTTCATGGGATTTGTTGCCAATAAAGGTATAAAAATGTTTCAGGCAATGATGTCTGGTGATACTGAGACTTTTAAGAAGATGAGAAATCAAATAATAGGTTCACTTGCAATAGCAGGTGGTATATTTTTGGCATTGAATGGTGGATTATTAGCACTTCCTGGTATTATTTCGACAGTTGCTGGTGCGATAATACCAGTTATGACTGCGATCATAGGATTTTTAGCTAGTCCTGCTGGATTGATAGCTTTGGGTATAGCTGCTGGTATTGCAACAATTTTTGCGATAAAAAAAATAATTCATAAATCAAGGGGTGGAGATGTTTTTGCAAATGAAAGGAAAGAGATAAAGGGGGAATTGGAAGAAGCGGGTGTCAGAAATACAAATGCATTTATGAATTTTCTTAAAATGGAATACAAGGGTAAAAGATATCTTGTGAAGAGAGACGGTAAAGACAAGAGACTCAAATTTGATGAATTAACAGAAGAAGAAAAAGCTGCGGTTATAAAAGAGGATGCCGCCACAACAAATCTAAATGATTTAAATAAACAAAGACAGAGGGAAATAAGAGAATCAAATAAAAAAATAGACAGAGAGAGAAAACCAGGTTATAAACAACTATATGATTCATTAAAAAAACCTGGTCATCCCTTAGCGGATGCTCCTGATCCTAAAGATTATCCAGAATTGCGGGCTTATATTGCAGAAACAAATAGATTGAAGAAAGCTGCAGAGTCAAAAATTCAACAAAAATATGATAAAAAAGTTGTCACTATATCTGGAGATGATGCTATTAATACCACCCTTAATACTAACGGAAATGATTCAGTAATCAATTCAAATGTTACAAAAACGGGAGTCACAACTCTTAATGACGTTGAAGCAGAAGTAAAAGTAGTCAATAATGGAGGAACTGGAGGAGAAATCCCCACTGATGAAGGTAATGCGACTAATAACATTAGAGTGAATTCAAAGAATCGTGACAATTCGGAAGTTGATTATACTGAAATGCAATATAACGCAGGAGGTTAAATATGGCAATAGCAGCTATAGCAAAAATAGGAGCAAAAATCGCAGCAAAATCTGCAGGTGCCATGAAAGGTGTTGCAAAGAGCACTAAAACATTTGCAAAATCTGCAGCTAAAAATGCAAAAATAAAAAAACGTGTGAGAGTGGCGGGAAAAAAATTCATGAAAAAGAGAAGAGAGAGAAAAAGAAGATTAGAGCAGGAGGAGGCACTAGAGCAACAAAAAAATCAAAGAAAATCTGAAAGAAAAAAAGTTGGAGGTGCTGGTGGAGGTATTCTACAAAGATTAATAGCATTCTTACAAGCTATTTTGTTTGGATTTATATTCAATCAACTTCCAAAAATAATAAAATTTATTAAAAAAATAATAGAAACAATACAAAATATTGTAGAAAAATTTAAAAATTTCTTTAATAGCATAAAAGGTTTTTTTCAAGATGTTAGTAAGGTGATTAAAAAAGCTTTTAATGCCATAAAAAATATAACCTTTGATAATATAAAAGAAAAAATTATGGGCGCATTTGATAAAATCAAAGATGGATTTATCAATATGAAAGATAAATTGGGTGATGCTGCCAAAAATTTCTTAGGAATGAAGAAAAAACCGAAAAAAGAGATAAAAACTGAATTAGACAAGAAAGAGGTGACAGAAGAAAAAAATATAGCGTCTGTTGCTGACATATCATCAACCATGTCTAAACAAAGTGAAGATTGGAATAATACTATAAAATCAATTGAAAAGGCAGGTACAGGTGTCGATATTGTTGGTAAGGAAAATTTAGAAAAATCAATTGACCCATCTACACCTGAAGGAGTGAAAGAAGTAGCGGTACAAAAGAAAAAGGTTGATGCTGCGTTTGATAAAAATAATATGAGTGGCACCACGAATACAGGCACTGTAAATACGTCAAATACGGGTGGTGGTGCAAAAACTATGAATATGAGCACTGAAAGTGGTAATGGTGCTGTTAATACAGGAGGTGTTGTAAATGGAAATACAGGAGGTGTTGTAAATGGAAATACAGGAAAAAAATCTACAGTTACGAGCACTGGACAAAATTCTAATTTAATAAAATCTAATAACAATCAGGTAAATACAGGTAAATTCACTCCACAAAGAAAACCTAAACAAACAATTGTGATGGTAAATAATAACGGATCACAATCAGGTGGAACAAATAACACTGGAAAAAAAAGTGAAATTATTATTGTCAAGAGTGGCAATACTGCAAACGATCAACTAAATATGGCACTAACAGAATAACATGTCAGCATCATCCTCTGCTACTTTCGAACAATTATTTCTTGAATCAAATGATCAGAAAAGAACAGCTGATCTGAAACAAGGAATTGTATCAATTGATTACTATGAAGATATTTTTTCACCTAATATTACAGCAAAAGTAAGAGTTATCAATACAGGTGACTCTATTTCTCCTAAAGATCCACAAGATGATTCAAAAGTTGATGGTCCTAAACAATCAATTTATAATGGATTACCATTGCGAGGAGGAGAGAGATTGGTGATGAAAATATTAGATCAGGGAAAAACATTTAAAGGTGAGGAAAAAACTGGTCTTGATTTCTCATCAGATCCTAAAAAATACTTGTTTGTCTCAAGTATTACTCAAGTTTTACAAGAAACTCAAAGAGAAAGTTTTCTACTTAATTTAGTTTCCAGAGAGGCAATAACAAATCAAACCGTAAGAGTAATGAAAAGATACAAAGGTATTATAAGTGAAACTGTTAAAGTTATACTTAAGGATGTTTTAAAGGTAGATGAATCAAGATATGAGGTTGAAGAAACTTTATTGCCTTATGAATTTTTAGGTAATTTAAAGAAACCATTCGCAACACTCATTTCACTTGCTTCTAAATCGATTCCAAATAAATCAAAAGATGCGTCTGCAGGTTTTGTTTTCTTCCAAACACAGGATGGATTTAAATTTAAATCAATTGATTCGTTAATTGATGGTGAATCAAAAGCAACGTATACATATACAGAGGTGAATGAAAGTTCAATAGAGAGAAATAATGATTTTAACATATTAAATTACAGTGTTGACAAGAATCAAGATATCATAGGCAACTTAAAAAAAGGAACTTATTCTTTTGCACGTCTTACTTTCAATCCTTTAAATTTTAGTTTTACGCAGGAACAATTTAAATACGGACAAAAAAATATAGGTAAGGAAAAAAAGATTTCTAATTTAGGTGGGGATTTACAGTTACCGAAAATATCTGACGAGTCAGATTTAACTCTTGATGATTTACCGACTAGAGTTATCACACAAATCGTTGATGTTGGAGCAGGGACTACTATATCTAAAGACACAAATTATGGTCCTGAAAAATATCAAGGACAGAATATAGTAAGATATAATCTTCTGATGACACAAAGTTTGAGTATGGTTGTGCCATGTAATACAGATTTAAAAGCAGGTGATGTGATTACCTGTAATTTTCCTAAGATATCAAGAGAGGATTCGGGTGAATTTGATAAAGAGACAAGTGGTAAATACTTAATAAAAGAATTATGTCATCACTTTGAAGCAAAAAGATCCGTTACATCAATGAGATTAGTGAGAGATACATTTGGATTATATGGAGGTAAATAAATGATAGATGAATCACTAGTAAAAACTAATTTTGTAGGTAAAGATGGTTTTCGTTGGTGGGTTGGACAGATTGCACCATCCACTGCACAGGGAGAACAACTTGCTCCAAAGAAAGGTGCTGAAACATGGGGTAATCGACTTAAAGTTAGAATTATGGGATATCATCCATTTTCTAAAGCAGAACTATCTGATGCTGATTTACCTTGGGCTAATGTTATGCTTCCTGCTACATCAGGCACAGGAGGTGCAAGTTTCTCTACAACAATTGCATTAAGACCTGGTGATGTTGTCATTGGATTTTTCCTTGATGGTGAAGTGGCTCAACAACCAGTTATACTTGGTGCATTTGGTAGAACACGAGATGTAGTACAGGATTTACCATCAGAATCGTTGGGATTTTTGCCATTTACAGGTTATACAGAAAAAATTCCACCTCCAAGTGGCACGTTGGATGCTGGTGAGGAGAATGATACGAATACGGAGTCTAGTAAATCTGGATCATTACTTGATAAAAAACAAATAGATGAAAAAAATAAAAATAAAGGGGAAGGTGAAAAGAAAGATTTATCTGTTTCATCTACTTTAGGAGTTGTTGAAGTTCCTGCAGATGCTTGTGCTGATAATTTTGTAGGTAAAGTTTCTGCAAGTTTAGATAATCTACTCAATGGGGTTGGAGAGGGAACAGATTTCCTATCTGATGTTGCAAGTGTCACCAAACAAATTCAATCTTTATCAAATGGTGCTGTTTCTGCTATGACAGAATCTGTTTATTCAAGCATGGTTCCAACAATTCAAGGTGGGTTAGAATCGTTGTATAATGATACTTTTTCTAAAGTACTAGCAACCACACAGAATAGTGGTTTGGCAAAATTAGCAGGAATTAATGCACAAAAAGCACAGGTCGGAAAGATTGCAGCTTTACAGGATAATCTTGATTGCCTACCAGGAAAAATCGTGGGTGGTTTGGACAAAACCATAAGGGGTATGATTGAACAGGCAGTCTTTGAGGTTGTAGATACTGGAACATGTGTCACAGAACAACTCGTTGGTTCATTGTTAAATGGTATCACTAATGATATATCGGATGCTTTGGAAGCACCTCTCAAAGGTTTGGGTAATGTGATTCCAAAAAGTTTTAAAGTTCAAGATCTTTTACGGAGTTCTTCTAATACATTTAAATCCATTGGAGAAGTTTTAAGTTGCAATCAATCAAGTGGTAAATGTGTAGGACAAATTAAGAAGTTTTCTACTGGATATGGTCCTCAAAGATCATTTGATGTAAAAGACGCTTATGATAATGTTCTTAAAAATATGAATATCGCAGACACTCTTGGTGCAGATAGTGGTCCTATCACGAAACCAGACTGTGCATCTAAAACATTCTGCGGACCACCAACAGTGAGTTTCTTCGGTGGTGATGGTGTTGGAGGGTTTGGTAAAGCAATACTGGGTGGAATTGTTGATAATACAGAGGGATTATCTGATGTGACTGCTGATGTGAGTAGGACAGCGAGTATTATAGGTGTAGAGATCACAGATCCTGGTTCTTCATATTTTTCATCTCCACCAATTGTTAGTATTGAAGATCCTTGTCGAAAGGGATATGGTGCACATGCGAGAGCAATTGTGGATTACAATCCTGATTCTAATACCTATGGCAAAATTATCGGTGTAGATATAATTTCTGAAGGAGAAAATTATCCATCCTCCAACACTGATGAAGTTGTAAATTCAGATGATATACCTGTAGGAGTGATAGCAGCTAAGGTAAGTGATGGTGGTTCAGGATATGAAGTTGATTCAACCACTGCATCAGATGGTAACACACAATATAATCTCACGATTGATAATGGAAGAATAATATCTGCAATACCGATAAATAATGTTAAGATCACTAGAATACCTAGAATTATTGTATCTTCACCCACTGGTGTTGGTGCTCTTCTTAAACCAATAATTGGTAGACTACCACTAACTCCACAAGGAGAAGTTATTCAGGTAATTGATTGTGTAGGACCTGAAACAAACAAGTTGGTTGGATATGTGAACGGAAAACCATACTATGGACCTTTCCATTTACATCCTACAAGGGGAGTGAAAATGGTGGGTATCGCACACACATCAACTCCACATGAAATAATTTATGATACACCAGAACAAAGTTTTGCTCCTGTTGCTGTTAGTGTGGCAACAACTACTACACAAGAATCAACAAGTCAACCAACTATAACACCAACATCACCAATGATTGATAATACAACACCATCACCAACACCACCAAGTAGTCCACCACCAAGTAGTCCACCACCAAGTGCTCCACCTTCAGGTGGTGGTGGATATGGAGGAGGTTACTAATGGGAGAAAGAGCAGATCAAAATTGGGAAGCAAGATATTGTGAGAGCAAAGGTCCCAAGTATAGACTAGATCTCAATAATCCACAAATGGGAACTGATGGACAGCAAGTTTTTATGAGGTATGCTGTCACAGATAACAAAGAGACAAATGTGGAGGCATTTAGTGAATCTGGAGTTTATAGAAATCTTAATGAAAGAACAGTGGAGATCATTGCAGGATCTAAAAATAGTCCAAGTGATGTTGGGATTAAAATCAGTTCAGTTCAAGGTGATATTCACATTACTGTTGTTAAAAATGGAGACATAAGAATTTCTGGTGGAAGTGTCACTGTACAGGCAAATGAAGATATTGATTTAAAAGCAGGTAGAAATATCACTTTGAATGCTGGATCGAGAATACTTCTCAGAGGTATAAGAGTGGACGCATTCGGTAAGATAGGAAATTTAGTTGCAAATACTGTAGGGACATGGGTGCAACAAATAATGAAACCAACTTATGTTGGAGATGATTACCTTCGTCAACCACCTGAATTAGATGAATTTTTATCAGGACCAGTTGTACCTGGAGTTGGTGATAGTCCAATTGATATGGATGCTCTGAAAGAGAAAGCATCTGCCATCACTGAAAAAATAGAGAATGTTGCCGATAGCATTGATAAAGATGCCCTTCGAAGTGGATTGCAACAAGCGACAAGTGATTTACAAAATAAAGCAAAAGGAATTTTTGATTCATTAAATTAGGAGAATTAATATGACTAATTTAAATGTTACGGGTAATGAGGCACAATTTAATGAAAAGGTAACCTTTTTAAAGGATGTAGATTTACAAGGAAATCTAGAAATAAAAGGAACATTAACTGTACCTCCTCTTCCACAACTCACAATTGATAACCTAACTGTATCTAATATTTTTGGAAATCCAGAAACAACTTTTCATAATAGAGTAAATTTTTTAGATTCGGTAAGTTTTGCAGAAGCACTTTCATTTACAGATTTAGAATTAAGAGATAGATTAGCAGTTGGAGTTGGTGGTACTGTTTTAGTAGCAGACAGTAGATTAAATCCTGGTAAAGTTGGTATTGGAAGTACTAACCCAACAGAATTGTTAGATGTAGGTGGAAAAGCAAAAATTATTGATTTAGAAATTGAAAATTTGCGTGTCGCTGGTTTATCCACGTTTGTTGGTATATCTAGTTTTCAAGACAATGTAATTTTTAATGGGTCTGGTGGAATATCATCAGTATTTTTTGATAAATCTAATAATAGACTTAAGTTTGTTGATGAATCAAAAGCTACTTTTGGAACAGGAAATGATTTAGAAATATCTCATACCATATCTCTTAAGGATCAACTTGATTCTAATGGAGACTCAGTTGTTGATGGTAGAACCTCATTAATTGAAGAGAGTGGATCGGGTGGATTAATATTTAAGTCAAATGGTGGTGATGGACCAGGAGCATATCAATTCTTTGATCAAAGTTGGCAACCATTATTAAAAATGCATGGTGGTAATAATGCAAGAGTTGCTTTATATAATGCTGGAATAAAAAAATTCAGAACTACTGGAATCGGTGTCTCAGTTCTAGGAGATTTAATTGTTCCTGATGTTGGAGGTAGAGTATCAAGAGTTGGATTAGGAACAACTTTTCCTGCTAATCCTCTTTCTATAACTGATTTAGATAATGCAGGAGAAGGAGAGTTAAGACTTGATGTAAAAGGAAGTATTTCAGTAAGTCGAAACATTTATGATTCCTCTGGTTCACCTGGTGAAAATAACTACTGGTTAAGAAGAGATCAACTTGGAATCAAATGGGTAGCACTTACACCAGGTTTTGATGAAGGTATCTTCATACAGGATGAAGGACAATTCCTTCCCACTGACGAGAATCATCAGACCGTTGGTGCTGCACAATCATTTACAACAATAAATTTTGTTCAGAGAAATAGTCTTGGACTTGGAACAGATACATTAAGACCAACTGCTGCTGATCCAACTTTTCCTGGCACTGGTTTGTCAACCATATTTACAAACGATTTGTGGGGATATAATGGAGTTGGTAACAATGCATCCATCTTTAGGATGACAAAAGTTGGTGTTAATAACAGTAATCCAACTTACCAAGTAGACATAAATGGAGATTTACATGCGGTACAACAAGTTCAGTTTGATGATACACTAACAGTTAATAAACATACTGAATTAAAAGAAACTCTAAATGTAGGTGCTGCTGCCACATTTAATGATAATGTAACAATCACTGCAGATGATAAATTCTTCAAGATACAAACAGATGCGGGGATTGATAAATTTACTGTTGATACTAATAATGGAAACACAGATATAAAAGGTACATTAGATGTAAAATTAGAAACTGTACTCAAAGATACTTTAGATGTTACTGGTGCTGCTAATTTTAATAATACGGATGATGCCTCAAATTCTACCACTGGTGGTTCTGTAACCATCGATGGTGGAGCTGCGGTAGCTAAAAAACTATTTGTTGGAACTGATTTTAATGTAAAAGGAAATACACAACTTGGTGATACTAGCAATGATACATTAACTGTCAATGCGACATCTACATTTAAAGCCAATGTGACTGCAGAAAAAAATGTAGATATAGATGAGAATCTAGATGTAGACGGACACACTGAACTTGACGATTTAAATGTAACTGGTTTCTCTACATTTGGACCTGGTATTACCACTCAGACAAGCACATTATTTGCAAATCAATTTAGTGTGGCAGGATTCTCTACATTCATTGGTATTACAACACAGAGAAGCACTTTATTTGCCAATCAACTCAGTGTAGTAGGATTCTCTACATTCATTGGTATTACAACACAGAGAAGCACTTTATTTGCTAATCAACTTAGTGTAGCAGGATTCTCTACATTTATTGGCATCACCACTCAGAAGAGCACGATGTTTATGAAACAATCATCTACATCTGGGGTTGCAACTTTTAAGGGCACTGTTGATTTAGATGGTGCTATACAGGATATAAATGATGACACAGGATTCTCTGATCCTTGTAAAACTGATTATCGTCTTGCTTCAGTTGGAACTGGAGTATCATGGAGACCATCAGGTGTTCAGACAAAAAGAACAATATGGGTTACTAAAAATGGTTGTGATACAAACAGTGGATTATTAGAGGGAGATGCGAAGGCAACGATAGGTGCAGCAGCTGCGGTTGCTTTACCAACTGATACAATTAAAATAAGACCAGGTGTTTATGAGGAAAATAATCCAATTGGTTTAAGAACTGATGTTACAGTCACAGGAGAGGACATTCGTCTTGTTATCATACAGTCTCAAAATCGTTTACAGAATGTATTTCATGTCAGACGAGGTTGTTTAATTGAGAATTTAAACTTTGGTGGTTCAAACGTTGGTGTTGGTCATGATGGAGCTGCGTGTGTGGCATTTCCTCCACCAAGTGGATCTACAACAGGATTTACTGATGCAGGTCCTGCGAATGAAGGACCTAGTGGTAGATGGAGATCTCCATATATCAGAAACTGTACCAACTTTATGACTGGTAGTATTGGAATGAAAATAGATGGAAATGATGCAAGAGCTGATTATACAGGAACAAATATTATTGGAGCTGATTTAAAATCAATGGTGTGTGATTCATTTACACAATACAATGAAAATGGTATCGGAGTATCTTTAACAAATAATGCCTATGCACAATTAGTTTCTATATTTACAATCAACACTGATATTGGCATATATGCAGATACTGGAGCACAATGTGATCTAACAAACTCAAACTCCTCCTTTGGTAATTTTGGTTTAGTGGCAGTCGGGTTAGGTTCTACAGAATTCACAGGTATTGTAAGTAATACAAATCCAGCAGGGGAATTAATTCTTAGCACTACTCCTGAAGAGCAAGATGTGGTAGTTGGAACCAGTGTTACAGATTTAAATAATCAATTCAGAAGACCATTTGATGGACAGGCATTATACTTTAAGATAAAGGCAAGTAATTATGGTGGAGATTTCAATACAGATAATCTTAATGCAGGTACTCTCAATTCAGACGGTAGAATTACAGCACCATTGCAACAGTTAGATTCTATTAAATTAAATTCTGGTGTTGATCTCACAGGATTTAGTGCAATTGATCCTCCTGATGTTTTAATAAGAGATGCAGATGGCACTCAAGAACCAAAAGGACCACAAGGAATTATCGCAGAAGCTACTGCCACTGTAAGTCCTGCAGGACTTTTAACAGAAATTAATGTTGTTGCACAGGGAAGAAATTATCTTTCAGGACAAAATATTGTTGTTGATGTTGAAGGAGATACGAGTCTTGCTACAGCAGTTATGTCACCAATTTATTATACTGTAGAAGAGGCAACAGACAATACAATAGGAATCACTTCAATTACATTTAATGAATTTATTCCCTATGAATTGTTCCCAGATGATCCTTTTACTTTACAGAGAATAAGTCGAATACTTACAAGCTCTCATTCTTTTGAGTATGTGGGTACTGGCACAGCCATAAATAAATCGGTACCCCTACAAGGTGCAATCCCCATAAAAGCGAATGAAGTTGTAGCTAAAGATGGGGCACAAATTCCATTTACTTCTACCGACCAAAAAGGTAATTTTGATATTGGTGAGGGTTTGCAAATTAATCAGACAACTTCGACAATTTCTGGAAGAGATTTTAGTAGATCACTTCAGGCAGAAGTAACACCATTAATACTAGCATTGAGATAATATGGCAGTCGCACCATTAAATAAATTTTTGACATTTGCTGTACCAGTTGCACCAGGTGAGCAGACAATATACAAAGCCCCAGTTGGAACATCTGCGATTGTATTATACGCACAGGTTGCCAATGTTGGTATTGGAGATTCATTTCCGACTGTAACTTTTACTCACCGAAGAACAAGTGTTGCAACTCGAACTAGAGGAAATGTAAGAAATAACAGAATTATTAAAGATGGCGAAATTCCTCCAAATGATTCTCTTATTTTAGTTGATGGTAGATTAGTTTTAGAGAGAACTGCACTTGTATCAGATTCAATTGCAATATCTGGAATTCAAAGTGGAATTACGACAATTAGTGATGTAGAATATGATCACACCACTGGATTAACCACTGTTACAACACTTGTCCCTCATGGATTGAGTGTTGATGATCAGATAACAATGGCTGGCATTGTATTCACTTGTCCATCCACAGCTGGAATAACAAGTTCAATTTTTCCTGCTCCACAAGTATCTTTCACCATTGAAAAAGTTATAGATGAGGGTGGAAATGTAGGAATATCTAAAACATTTGAAACAAATACAGGAATTGTAAAAACCCTACCACATACTTTTGCACCTTCTCTACATAACTTTATTCGTGCAGATAAAGATGCAATAACTGTTAATACTTCATCAACTGCAACTGTCGGTACTAAAATAGCTCCAATAAAAGGAACTATCTACGGTTCTACATCAGGTATATTAACAGTGACGACTTCTGTTCCACATAATCTTTCACAAGGTGATTTTGTCAGTTTTAAGGATGAATCATTAACTTTTAAATGTTCACAAGATAATTTCTTTAAAGAAAAAAAATATCCTCGTAGCACTGACCCAGTTTCAGGTATAAACACAGATGTAAAAACGGTGGTGGATGGTAATACTTTCACTACGTTCGTTGGATATACCACCACAGGTGGATTGGTCGGACCACTTCAGATGGAATTTATCTGTAGCATTCTAGAGAATAGTACAACATAATGCCAAAGTATCTTAGTGGTAGAGTCAAGAGAACTCCACAAGACAAATTAACAGAGGACAGATATTTATATCTTGGGTTGGATCAGACAGAACCTAACCTTGGAGATCCACCAGAGATAGATACAATTCCACCTGGAGATCAATTTCAAATAGTATCAGTCAGAAATTATCCTGGTGAGAGATATTGGAAACCAATTGGTGGTGGAACGATACCCGCTGCACATACTGTAAGGGATGAAGGTGTTGTTGTACCAAAAAATGCCTTATTTCCTGGCGGAAATCCTAATCCCAACGCTGGAATTAATAGTATTACCGATGTAAACTTTGTAGGTCTTGCTGTCACTGTTGCTGGTTTTGTGGATCAAGATGGTTTTCCTGGTACTGCTGTTACAGTCACAGTATCTGCACCTGGTAATAATCACGAACTTTTATTTAATAATGATGGAGAATTTGCAACATCATCATTCTTTACTTTTGATAATACAGTAGGTATAGAGTCTGTTGGTATTGGAACTAATCTCAGAGTTCAGGGAGATTTAAAGTTAGATAAAACAATATATGGTGAGAATAATCAACCAGGTAATCAAGGTGATTTATTAGTAAAGACGGCAACAGGTGGAATGATATGGCAAAATCAAAATGCCGTTCGATCTGGTGCTGGTGGAACAATATATGATATACAATTTCACAATACTGCTGGATTGGTAGATGGTGCTTCAACTAACGGAGGTAAGTTTGTATATCGTTCTGATACTTCTCGTGTTGGTATCGGAAGCACAATACCAGAAAAATTATTAGATGTTTTAGGATATTCACGTTTTGATGGTGATGTAGAATTTGTTACTAGTAATCAAAAAAATATTTTCTTTGATCAGTCTGATGATTCCTTAATATTTGGAGATACTGTTAAAGCAAAATTTGGTGATGATTTGGATGCATCAATACATCATGATAATACAAATTTCCATATTGACAATGATGGGGGAAACACTGATTTAAGATTTGGTAATAATAATATTGGTTTTAAAACTGCTCTTCTAGCGGTTCCTAATAATAGAGTTGAGTTATTTTTTAATGATACAAAGAAATTTGAAACCACCAACACTGGTATTGCAATCACTGGAACAGATCACTCAATTCATGGAGAAGTTGGAATTCAATCTCACGTAAAATTAAATGAAAATGCAGAATTGCAGTTTGGTGTTAATCCTAGTTTGCGAATATTTAGAGATACATCTGACGGAGATAGTAGAATAAGAGAAAATGGAACTGGTAATTTAAGTATAGAGGCAAGTGATATTATATTTAAGAATAGTTCACTTAGTAGTCCAAAGACATACGCAAAGTTTAACGACGGTGATTCTGTTGATTTATACTTTAATAATGATCATAAATTCCAAACAACTGGAGTAGGTGTATCTGTTATAGGTTTAACAAGCACTACAGATTTATCTGTTACTGGTTTTGTTACCTCTCATTTAATTCCTGGCACCACAGAATTAACTTTGGGAACAGAGAGTAATCCATGGAAAAAGGTATATGTAGATACCATCATTGGTGTTGATAATGAAGAATTTGAATTTTTAAAAGTTACTGGAATATTAACTGCAAAAAACCTTATTGTTGAGGAAAATTTTAAAGTAGGTGGTATATCGACGTTCATAGGTATTGCAACATTTGGTAGTGGTATTAATGTAACATCTGGGATCACGACTGTTGGATCTGGTATGACTGTTTCTGGTATCTCAACATTCAATGATACCGTGGTCGTTGGTTCGGGTATGACTGTTTCTGGTATTTCAACATTTAATGATGATGTAATCGTTGGCACTGGTGCAACCGTTGGAATTGGATCAACTGTATTTTTCATTAATGATGCACCAGCAGTATTTGGTGATGATGAAGTTTTAGAAATATATTATGGTCAATCTCCTTATAATCAAACCACAACAGATAAACACAGTTATATTCGAGATAAGGGAGATCTGGATCTTGTTATATTATCTAATCAAGTTTCAATAAGAAGTGCAGATGAAACTAAGGATATGGCAAGATTCTACGAAAATGATCGTGTAGAATTGAGATATGATAACAATCTTGTATTTCAAACCACTGGAGTTGGCGTATCTGTTACGGGTGTAACGAGCACTACAAATTTATATGTAACTGGCATATCAACCTTTAGTGATCATATAGAAACTACAGATGATCAATTTTATGATATCGGTAGTGCAAACGTTGGATTTAGGACAGTTTATGCAAAAGAATTTGTTGGTAAAAAGATTAGACTTGAAGAAGATTTAGATATTCGAAATTTAAAAGTAAATGGTATATCAACTTTTATTGGCATTGCAACATTTGGTAGTGGTATTAATGTAACATCTGGAATTACAACCGTTGGATTTTTAACCGCTAAAGGTATATTTGTTTCAGGTGTCACAACTGCAACTGATTTTAATTCTCTGTCAGATCGTAATTACAAAACAAATATTCAGGTAATTGATAATCCCATCGATAAGATTATGAAGATTGATGGTGTGTCGTTTAATTGGAAGGCATCAAATAAACCATCGTTTGGTGTGATTGCCGATAATGTTCAGAAAACTTTACCTGATTTGGTGAGTAATGAAGATCCAAAGACCGTAAATTATAATGGTTTAGTTGGATTATTGATTGAGGTCGTAAAAAATCAACAAGAACAAATTAATGAATTAAGGGGTCTTCTTGATAAATAAAAGAAATTACCCAGTGGAAACACGAAGACGGTAGATGGCAATTAAGATAAAAGGTTCTACTATCATTAATGATGATAGAGTCTTAGAAAATGCAGATAAAATAGGAATAGGAACTACAAACCCACACGTAGCCCTTGAGATTTTTGGTAAAGTTGGTATTGGAACCACAAATCCTGACGCCAATATAGGATCACAAAATAATACAAAATTAGCAGTTGCAGGTATTGTAACTGCATATGAATACTATGGAACATTTAAGGGTAATGTTGTTCCTGAAACAGCAGCTGATAGAATAGAAAAAGGTAATACAAAGGCTCAGGTAGTTGATAATGGATCAGACGGACACTTTTTAGTTGAGACAGAGAATGAAGAAAGATTACGTATTATAAAAGATGGTTCCGCATTATTTGGTGGATTTATTTCTAAAAGTGCCTCAGATACCTCAAATCTTGCAATTAAGAGTGTTGATAGTAATATTGGTATACTTAAAGTTCATTCTGATGGTGGTGAAATTAATGGAGATTTAGCAGGTATTTCATTTAGTCATGGTGGTTATGGAAGTGCAGGAAATAGCACTGAGGCTGCAAGAGCAAAAGCAGCGATTGCATTCGAGTCAAATGGCGGGGCATCTTTTGGTTATGGAAGGGGTGATTTATGTTTTTATGTAGATAATGCTAGTGATGATGATCAGGTATCAGTGGATGATGAAAAACTTCGTATCACTAGGGGTAATGGTGTTGGTATTGGAACTACAAATCCTGATGCAGTAGTTACTTCTTCAAATCCTGCTAAGTTAGCTGTTGGTATTGTAACTGCACATGAATTTAGAGGTGGAACTTTCTACGGAACCATTGATTCTACTGTAAATTCAATAAGTCTCAATACTAATTTAGAGGACGTATTTTCTGTTTCAGGGAATCAACTATCTGGTGATGATGCTGGTGGAGATAAAATTGTATTCTGGGATGATACTGTTTCTGGTGGTAAATTATCTTACTTGGATGTTGATGGCACTACTCTAGAAATTGATGGTACAACTTTAAAGGTCAAGACAAATGCTGTTGGTAAAGATTATGATTTAGATTTTGAAGGAACTGATGGAGGGAGTGGAGTTGGTATCGCAACTTGGACTTTATCTGATGGCACAACCTCTAATGATGACTCAGTAACATTAAAAGCAGGATCGAATATATCAATTTCAAATGTTGGAACTTCTGAATTTACAATTCAAGCTGTTCAAGGTGCTGGTGTTGGTGTTGCCGCCAGTGCAAGTCAAGTATTAAATGTTAATGGTGGTGAAATAGGAGGTGTAGATGCAGGAACAGATGATAAACTTGTATATTGGGATAGTGATGCTCTTAGTAACAATGGTAGATTAGATTATTTGACAGTTGGAACTGGTTTAAAAATTGAGACTGGATCATTAAAAATTGATTCAAGTGTTGTAGGTAAATCTTACACTCTTCCAGTTACAGTAGAGGAAGGAACTTCAGGTAGTGGAGGTAATTCAGGAATTGCCACGTTAACTTTAACAGATAATGTGACTCCAACTCCTGGTGAAGATCCAGTGACAATAGAAGCTGGAGATGGTATTGTAATAAAATCCATAACAGGTGGTGAGGGATTTGAAATTAGTGCAGATATTTCTGGAGGTGGTGGAGGTGGAATTTCTGACGTTCAGGTAATACAATATTCTGATAATGCGGATCCACGCACCGAAAGAAATGCAACAAATCCAATTGATGTGCAAAAAACAGTGGGTATCGTAACAATCGGTATTGGAACCACAAGTAATGCATACGGAAATAGATTTGTAGGTCCGAACACACCATCAGGAGCAATCGAAGGAGATATATGGTATGACACTACAACAACTGGACAGGGAACAAATCGTGTTGCAGTCATTAAACATGTAGAATCTTCAGGTAATAATGGTGGAAAAGCACCAAATTTATCATCATTTAACACAAGGAAGTTAAATGATTTAAATGATCCTAATGGTATGGGTGTAACATTAAACTCTAATATCTTTTCCCTACCTGCAGGTACTTATAAGATTGATTTTAGCACACCATTTTATCATACACAATATTCTCAATCAAGATTAAAATATAGTAATCAATCGGATGTTAGCGGAACATTATCTTACATTATTGGTAGCAGTCTTTATGCTGGACCTGGAAGTGGAGGAGAGACAGTCGGTGAATCGGATGGACATGATATAATTGTCCTCACAGAAACAAATTATTTTATATTGGAAAGTAGAGTATCAAAAACTCAAAGTACAACAGATTTTGGAATAAATTGTAGTTACTCCGATGAAGTTTATTCTCAGGTAAGAATTGAGGATCTAGCCACCGCTGTTAAAGATGATGGTAATACAAATAGAATTATTCAGGGGAATACAAAGGCAGAAGTAAATGACACGGGAAGTAACGGACACTTTTTAGTTGAGACAGAGGGATCAGAGAGATTACGTATCATATCAACAGGTAGGGTCGGTATTGGAACTGATATTAATAATTCAATTATTCCTGATAGTGATACACTCCTTCATTTAAAAGTCGCTGGCAACGGAACATTATCTGGTGGTACGAACAAACTTATAACTCTTACTAGTGGAAATCCCAGAATCAATGCTATTGGAGTTAAGGATGCTGATAATTTGTTTATTGCTGCTGATGAGAATAATCAAGGAAATAATTCGTCTATCATATTAAGAGTTGATGGTGACGATCAAGTAACTATCAAATCAAATGCTGTTGGTATAGGAACTGACGATCCCACTGGTTCTAATGCACTCACAAATAATAATTCAACACTAGCTGTCGGAACTATAAAGGCAAATAATATAAGTGGAAACCCAAATCTTTCCATCGGATCAGATGAACAAATCATATTTAACAATGGTGGTTCTCTTGCTGGTGATGATAAATTTGTATTTGATCACGTAGACAAAAAAGTTGGAATTGGAACGACAAATCCATACTACAGACTCCACGCATTTTTTAATAATAGTACTACGTCATTGACTGGTGGTTCAAGCGGTAATTGGGGTGGTGATGGTATAAGAATTGAAAATGATAATACTACAATTGGTGCCTTGTCATTGGTTCAATTTAGAGTAGATAATGCTGACTGGCACATTGGAAATAAAAAAACTACTGGATCTAATCCTGATGGCAACTCAGATTTTGTTTTTAATTCAGAGGGTTCTGAAAAACTTCGCATCACATCAGCTGGTGATGTTGGCATCGGCACCACAAATCCCACTGGTGCTAATGCAGTTGGATCTGGTAACACTTCTGTACTTGCTGTAGGTGTCGTCACTTGTAGAGAATTATATGTAAATGGAAATAATATAAGTGATGGTGGTGCAAATGTAAATATTGGCACTGAACCCCCGACGAATCCATCACCAAATCCAGGAGATTTATGGTGGGATAGTGACAATGGTGATTTACATGTTTATTATAAGGATACCGATAATACAGAACAATGGGTTGCTATAACTGGAGATAGTAACAATTCAGATCCTGTAGGAACTATTGTTGCATGGGGTGGTTCAGTCTCAAGTATTCCTAGTGGGTATCAACTTTGTGATGGTGGTATAACACAAACATCGGCACTTCAAGCAATTACTGGTGCTAATGTGCCTGATTTAAGATCTAGATTTATTGTTGGTGCTCATAATGTTAGTGGAACAGGATCATGGCCTAATGTTGGTGTTGGTTCAACTGGTGGTAGTGCTGATGCGATAGTTCCTGACCACACTCACCCTACGTCTGTTGATAATGGTACATTATTCCATCAAGGTGGTACTCCTAACGCAATTCCTTTTGGTGGGCCAGGACTATATCCTGGTACTGTATTCAGTATGAGTGATCCAAGTAATGGGGAGTCAGTAACAAATAAAAATTTACCACCGTATTATGCACTTTGTTATATTATCAAACATACTGTTTCTAGTGATAGTGGTGGTGGTAGTAGTAGTGCATCATCGGTTCAATACTTTACTTCCGATGGAACTTGGACTAAACCTTCAACAGGTAATTTCGTTCTTGTTACTATGTGGGGTGGCGGTGGTGGCGGTGCATCATCAGGAAGCTATAGAGGTGGTGGTGGAGGAGGTGGATATGCCGAATACAGAATTAAAATGTCTGATTTAGGTCCTACAGTATCCGTTACAGTTGGATCTGGTGGTGCAGCTGGTGTTGCAGGTGAATCATCACAGTTTGGTAGCATAACATACTCTGTCGGTGGTGGAGGTGCAGGAAGAGGAACAAGTAGTACCACTGATGAACAGAATCTCTCACCAGGCGGAACAGGTGGAAATTTGTATGGAGATGGAACCACACCAGCATCAGGTGCTTCAACAAGAGATAGTGATGGTTCTATCATTGCTCTACCTGATACATTGAATGGGGGGGTAGAGGGTAGAAATGGTGCATCAGGTGGATCTGGTTATCGTCCTCAGAATTTTGGTAATGCTGCTGTTGGTGGGGATTCTATCTACGGTGGTGGAGGTGGTGGTGGATATGGACCTAATAACTTTGGTGTGACTGTTACAGCTAATGGTGGAACAAGTAGAGTGGGAGGAAATGGAGGCACAGGAAACAGTGATAATGCTCAAATACCTGCAGGTGGTGGTGGAGCTGGTTATTCTGGTGCTAGAGGAGAAGTTTGGGTTGTAGTAGTATGATAGATAAAGAATCTCTGCACTTAATTTAATGTTCATCCCATAAATAATCAAAAAGTAATATGCCAGCATTTGATTTTCCACCTTCTCCAACTTTAAATCAGATTTACACAGCAAATGGTGTAACATACATTTGCACTGCGATAAATCCCTCTGTGTGGAAAAAACTTGGATCCGATACGAGTGTGGGATCATCCAAAGTCGCAATATTAAAAGATGAGAAAAACCCTCAAGTAGATAGTGGTGATTTTGATAAAGAGGATTGGAGAGATAGGGATTTAACCGTTAAAGAAGATCCATCTAATTTTGTCAATTTAACAGTGGGTGGATCAAAATCTTCACCTAGCACTGGAAATACACCTGGTTACTGGTCACTACCAGCAGGGAAATATCGTATTGATTGGACTGCTCCTGCATTTGAAGTTGCACGACATAAAACTAGATTAGCTTATAGCACTACTGAATCACAAATTTCAACTGCTGGTCTTAATGCATCAGCATCGTTTGTTGATGGTTCAACTGCGCTTAGTTCTTATCCTGATTCTGCAGATGATCAATCAAGTTCATTTGGACATACAGTTATAGAACTTGCTCAAACCACATATTTTAAAATTTTACATTATGCTGTCGATCAAACCTCAACTAACTTTGGGTTTGGTTATCCAATTTACAGAAGTATTCATACTGTTCCTACCGTAAATCCTGGATCGAACATCTTCACTCAAGTAAGAATTGAGGATCTATCCACCGCTGTTAAAGATGATGGTAATACAAATAGAATGTTTCAGGGAAACACGAAGGCAGAAGTAATTGATACTAACGGTAACGGACACTTTTTAGTTGAGACAGAAGGCACAGAAAGATTACGAATCACAGATAGTGGAACATTAGAATTAAGAAAAAATTCACCACAAATACAACTTATTGACACTGATGATACCACTGGAAATACAAAGACACAACTTATACATGATTCTGGTGATTTGTATGTTGATCTTCGTGATGGTAATAGTAATGGGCAATTAATAATTCGTGGAAAGGCTGGAGGCACAGCTAAAGAAAGACTTCGCATCACATCTGATGGGGATGTGGTTATTGCACAAAATGTATCAACATCGCATGTATTGGGTGGTGGCATATATACTAGGACAATTAATTGTGCTACATCACAAACACCTGTTAATGGTACCCAATATACTGTAGTTAAGGATTTTTTCAGCTTTAATTGTCCAAATGGTGCGATAGCTGGAACTATATATGCTGCATCTAATGGTAATTTCCTTTCTGCTTCATCAGTCTCTCATTTTGCTACACAAGCCAGTACTACAAGTAATGGTGGGGGAACTATTACAACAGCTGTTATTGATAACATTAATTCTTCTACCTTCAATTACACTCTTTCGATATTTACAACTGGATCTAATGTACACACAATTAGAGCAACTGTTGTTTATGTACACAATGGTGCTGATACTAATCCTACTACTGGAGGACCAAAAGATCCAGAATTAACCTTAACGGTTATGTTGGGTGCAGCCAACAAATCAATCACAGTCACTAGACCTTAAATAAAGAATTATGGGAGTTAAAGTTTATCACAACGGAAATTGGATTGAGTTTTCAACAGGATCAAATGCCACTGCGAGTTTTCTTGTTCAGGATGAGGGTAATGATCTTGTCGGTCTTGCGACTGCCTTAAATTTTAAAGGTAGTGGGGTAACTGCATCAAATACGTCAGGAAATCCATCGACTAAAGAAATTGAGATAACAGGTGTAACAACATTTTTGGCTCTCTCTGACACTCCCACCTCTTATGTTGGTACTGCAGGTAGTGTTGTCACAGTCAATTCAAGTGAGGATGGATTAGTATTTTTGGAAGCAGATTCAACTGGATTAGGAAGAGATAATTATGTTGATAGTGCATCATTTGGATCCTTACCACAGGGAGGTGCACGACTTACATTAACTTATGCTGGTCCAGATTCTGGTACTTTAACTGATGTAACTGCAGATTTAACTATTAACACTCTCGCAATTGGATTCACTCAACTATCAGACACACCTACAAATTATACGGGAGTAGGAAATAGTTTTGTTCGAGTCAAATCAAGTGAAGATGGATTAGAATTTGTCTCACAAGTACCAGGCACCGCAGTGGGTGCAGTAGGAATTAATAGTCAAGTTCAGTATAATGATAATGGTGCTTTAAATGGTGCAGCAGGATTATTTTACTTTAAAGGAGATGAGAGTGATGGTAATCCAGGAAATAAATTAATCCTCAAACCTAATTATACAGATTATACTAGCACCACCGAACCTGCTAAGTATGGTGGAGGAGCCATAGTAGCACAATCAAATAATGAAAGTTCCACCATATCTATTCCTTGGAATGAAGCAGGTATAACTGCAGATGGTGGATTAGAATTAATGAGAAGAAGAATTGAGTCTCCTCAAGGTGGTCCTTATATAGATTTTAGAGCTCAATCAGTCGATAAGGATGCTCGTATTCAGATGGATTATGCTCTTTATAGTGGAGCGATTGATACAAGTCATGGGGATTATTCTGCAATTACCTTTCAAACAGGTGGAACTGGTTACTATAATTGGCAGAGTGCTACAAGTGGAAGAGTCACAGAAAAAATACGTATTGGTAGAAATGGGGAGATAGGAATATTAGCAGGATCACAAATTCCATCACCAAATCAAGGACCATATAACGACATCCAACCAGGCACAGCAGGATCTAATAATCCAATTGTAGACAGCAATAGAACTGAAGCAGACAAATATGGAACGAACGGTCAAGTTTTAATGAGTGGTGGTTACGGTAACTCCGTTTTTTGGGGAACGAATGGTGCGGGAAATAGTCTGTGGACACAAAATACTGTTGGTATCTACAGAGATTCAGATGTGATGATTAGAAGGTCAGATAATGCCAACGATGCTTCTCTTGCAGTTCATGGAAGTATTTTAAGTGGAACCGCTGGTTCATCTAAAAATGTTTTAGATTTAAGAAGCCAAACTGCTAACGCTGATTGTTTAACTTTTCGTTCTGTAAGAATCACAGAAGATACCACAGGAGCTGGTAATCCTGATTGGTATTCAGCAGCTTGGAGAATACAGAGAAGAGTTGATGTCACCGATCAAGTTTATATACAATTTGGAGCTGGTAATAATAACCCTTCAGGGACAGATTCTAATGAAGACATTATATTTGGAAATACAGGTGGTGAAAGACTTCGCATGGAGTCAAGTGGACAGTTACTTATAGGACAAAGCAGTATAATAAATGGTGTATTTGGATCTGCTCCTCCTAGATTCTCAGTTTCAACACCAACAGCATCTCCAGCAATCTTTGCAACTTTTTCAAATGATATTTATGGATCTAGAATTGATCTTCTTAAGTCAAGAGATGAGACAATAGGTTCACACACAGTTCTTCAATCTGGTGATTCAATTGGTGAAATATATTTTGGTGGATCGGATGGAGATCAATTTCATGCAGGTGCTTTAATTCAATCAGTTGTAGCATCTGGAGTTGGTAATGATGATATGCCAGCAGACTTACGTTTTTTCACTAATGGTGGAACAACAACTGTAACAGAAAGACTTCGAATCACACATGATGGTGATGTCGGTATTGGAACTTTTGATCCGACTGGAACTAATGCAATTTCAGGTAATAATGCCAAGTTGGCTGTTGGTATTGTTACTTGTCGTGAATTATACGTAAATGGAAATCAAATTACAAGTAGTGGTGGTGGTGGTTCTTCAGATCCTGTAGGAACTATTGTTGCATGGGGTGGTTCAGTCTCAAGTATTCCTAACGAGTATCAACTTTGTGATGGTAGTGCAGCACAAACATCGGCACTTCAAACAATTACTGGTACTAATGTGCCTGATTTAAGATCTAGATTTATTGTTGGTGCTAATGATGTTTCTGGGACAGGAACATATCCTGGTGTTGGTGTTGGTTCAACTGGTGGTAGTGCTAATGCAGTTCTAGTTGCTCATCAACATACAATTGAAGTTCGCACAGGAGGAGGAACTGATCACGATAACGTGCCAAAAAACGATGGAGATGGTGCAAATAGTACTGAATCTACTAACATAGTGGGTAAAGACGCTGCTGGTAATGATAATAATTTACAACAAGGAACTAATGCAAACCTTCCACCATACTATGCACTTTGTTATATTATCAAACATACTGCTTCTAGTAGTAGTAGTAGTGGCAATTATGAGAGTTATATTGCATCCCTTTCTGGAAATAATAATATAGAATTTACAAACATTCCAAGTTGGGCAACTAAAATTACTCTACTTGGGGAAAATTTTCTTCTTCCTGAACCTTCAGGTGGTACTAATCAATCAATTGGATCTTTGCTAGAATTTGGTGGAAATAGTGGTTATCTGGGTTCAACTGCATACACGTATACAACGTCCTTCATTACAAAAAGCACTTCAGGATCAAACACTTATGGAATCTCTGAATTTACAAATAATAATACCCCATATGCACCTTATATTCTTTTAAATTCGTCATCAGAAGGTGATGGACCTATATTGAGTCAGGTATTCTTTACTTTTGAAAAAGTTAAGGGTCAAAATAAATGGGTTTATAGTGGATCGACTGCAAATAGGAAAGGCATTCCTAGTGATACTTTTGAGGATTTCAGATTTTTGAATGAATTTACTGGTTCTTTCACTGCTAGCGAGGGGATTACAAAACTAAAACTTAGAAGTTTTTCAGATAGTACTAGTCCAGCGAGTAATTATACTGGTGGAACTCTTACCGCAATTTATGAGGGTGAAGGTGGTGGAGGATCTAGTTCTGTCACACCAGCAGTAGAAGTTGAACAATTAAGTTCACAATTTGTAATGCCATCCCAAAGTTTCTCAACTATATTGTCTATTAATATTACACCATCTACAGCAAATTCATCAATGTTAGTTCAACTTACGGGATATGCATTTTCTCCCGTTGCAGCAGAACGTTTTGAAATTCGTTTAAGAAGAGACACTACTGTATTAAAAACATGGAGCAATACCAATACTGGTGATGCTGAGTACTTGGATTACCCCGTTAAGGATACTTTTACTCATGGCACTTCACAAATCAGTTATGTATTAGAGGGAAGACAATCCACTTCTGGTTCTATTGGTCCCGCTCAAGTTAGTAAACGCACTAACCTAGTCATACAAGAAATTGTTTAATCATAACAATTTTTAACCAACTAAATAGAACATAGAATCATAGTAGAATTATTGTGCCATGCCACTGAATAAGTTAGATAATTTCCTTAAAAATGTCGAAGGTCGTATATTGTATGTAAGTCCAAGTGATTTGGACGCATCAGATGCGATGTCGAATCAAGGTAATTCACAAGCGTCACCCTTTAAAACTATACAAAGGGCACTGATTGAAGCAGCAAGATTTTCATATGTGCCAGGAAATAATAACGATATCACAGAAAAAACAACAATATTATTGATGCCAGGTGAGCATATCATTGATAATAGACCAGGTTATAAGATTGAGAGAGATGGTAATGATGTAAAGGTTCGTACAGCACGAACTAATTCTATCATACCAAATGGTAAACTTGAATTACTGTTAAATTTAAGTTCTAATTTTGATTTAAATCAAGAAGATAATATCCTACGCAAATTTAACTCTGTTGAAGGTGGAGTCATCGTGCCTCGTGGTACATCAATAGTTGGATTAGATTTAAGAAAAACAAAGATAAGACCAAAATATGTTCCAAATCCAACAACAACATATGAAAAAGATCCTGCATCTGCAATTTTTAGGATTACTGGTGCATGTTATTTCTGGCAGTTTTCAATTTTTGATGGAAGTCTAACTGATAAAGTATATGTGGACAGTGCTAATTTTACTGATCCAGAGTTATTAGTAAAACCCTCTTTTTCTCACCACAAATTAACTGTATTTGAATATGCAGATGGTATTACTATAGACAAAACAACAAAATTAACAGATTTAAATATGTACTATCATAAGTTATCAATAGCTTATGGTAGTGCAACCGAGGATCGAAACATAAGTGATAAATTTCCGATAAAAACAGAGGGATTTGTTTCGAAGAGACCAGAATTTGAAATAGTTGGTGCGTTTGCAGCTGACCCAATTAAAATTTCAAAAATATTTGCGGGTACAGAAGGTGGAGATGCAGATCCAGTTGTTACAGTTCAAACAGCTACTGACCATGGTTTAGATAAAGACACTCCAATTCGTATTAAAGGTGTTGGAGAATCTGCATATAATATTTCAACAAATGTTTCTTCAATTAGTGTTACAAACACAAGAGAGTTTACATACACTTTATCAAGTTTTGATGGAGAAATTAAAAATACTAACGTTAATGTTACCGATGCATTTGTGATTGTAGAGACCGACACTGTAAATGGTGCTTCTCCTTATATCTTTAATATATCACTAAGATCAGTTTTTGGTATGAATGGTATGCATACTGATGGTGCAAAGGCAACTGGATTTCGTTCAATGGTTGTTGCACAATTCACTGGTGTATCCCTACAAAAAGATGATCGTGCATTTGTAAAATATAATAAAGAAAGCAGAACATATGATTCAATAACCATAGATGAAGACGGAACAACTGGAACAGCACTAGCAAGTCAATCATCAGCATCATCCTCATCTCAAGTCTATCACCTTGATTCTGATGCGATTTATAGAAGAGGTTGGGAAACTAGACATGTTAAAATATCAAATGATTCTATATTGCAGATCGTTTCTGTTTTTGCGATTGGTTATGGTGTGCATTTTGAGGGAAGATCAGGCGCTGACGCTTCAATTACAAACTCTAACTCAAACTTCGGACAACTGGCGCTCGTGTCTGATGGATTTAAGAGAGATGCATTTGCAAAAGATGATAGAGCATTTATAACTCATATTATACCCCCACGAGCTATAACAAGTCCAGTGGAAAATATTGATTGGGTTTCGCTTGATAAGCAAAATGCAAGTGCAAATAAAATATATCTATTTGGATTTAATTCTGAGGACATTAAACCACCATCACTTACACAAGGATTTAGAATTGGTGCAAAAACAGATGATTTACTTTTTGTAAATATTGGTACAGCAGAAAGATCTGCAAAAATAATGATGGTGGATCATGGTGGTGGATCTACTCGAAGTGGTGTTAAAAAAATCACTGGTGTAACAAACGACAATGGTGTTTTTACATCAACAAGTGACCACTTTTTATCTACTGGTGAGAAGGTAATAATTATAAGTGATGACGGAGATCTTCCTGAAAATATTGAGGAAAAATCAGTATTTTTTGTAATCAGAGATGCAGTTAACCCCAAAAAATTTAAACTATCAACTTCTCTCACAAACGCTGAGAACGG